AGCGCAAAGCGTTCAGCCATGCGCGTTATGAATTTATTCATGTTTATGATCTATATTTTTAGCAGTCTCTAAATAAGCCAAAACATCCTTTAAAACTTCAAAATTCATGCCTGCCATTTCCACTATACGATCATCCTTAGCGTAATATTTAATAATCTTAATAAAACATTCAGCAGAACAGGCATAAAGAGTGTCCTTCATATCGACTAGTTCATTATCAATGTTGTATTGCCTGTATTTCTTTATAAAAGTATGCCAGAAGTTATTTGCATCTTTTTTACAGCACCCATCGCACTCATAACCAACTACAACCGATGTTTCCACCTTTACTTTGTCTAGTATCAGTCCCATTATTTACCCCTATTTTTTATTCATCTTTCTAAGCGTCTTCGCCAGATTCGCTCGTCTGCGTGTAGTAGGATTTTTAGAGTTCTCCGCCTTCTCTAGCTTAGCTTCTGGTATCTTCTCACCAGCCTTAACGCCTAGCGATTTACGCAATGCGCCAGGCTTCTTTATTGCTTTCTGAATCCAATTTTTAGCCATATGTTCTACCTTCAGTTATTGCGGGATGGTGCTTTCTAAATCTTGCTAGAAATTCCGCGTCCGTTTCGTCCTCAAACTTCCTGATCGTTTCATTTTTAATAAAACTTTCTAGGAAACCATAAATATTACTATTAACTTGTAAGTTATCTGATTCTGCCGTTTTCATTAAATAACTCCTGGATTGTGTAAGTACTCTCATATTCCCGCCACCACATTAAATGAATGTAGTCAGGCAGCTCATCTGGTATACTATTCACTTCAACAATAGTGACATTGAGATAACCTCCCCGAATTCTATAACCACTTGCTCTTATAAAAGAGTTTTCCCCACACAGTTTTTTAATCTCTTCAACTGGATGTACTGTTATGCCGTATTCGCACGCGGGAACATCGTATCTTAAAACATAACGCTTACTTGATTCTTCCATTTTCATCTCTTAACCCCTCCGCGATTTGCTTTTTAAACTCTATCATCTCAGCTACTGTACCGCGTGCAAGCTCAACGCTGTAAACCGCGGGGATGTTCTTATTCGGATAGGGCGAGCGCAGCAATCTGTATTGATCAGTCTTGCCGATCTGATGAAGACAATACTGAAAATCTCCAGGCTGCAACTTTCTCATTGTGCGAATCGGATACTTATTTTCCATCTATCTCCCCATGATGTTGTAGTTTTTTCTGTAGTTATGAGCTTCTATTGTAGACTTTAAAAACAGCTCAATGAGAGCGTAACTCATACTGTCAACCTGATCGTCATGCAGCGCATTGGGGAACATGCACACCTCGTCTACGAAATCCCCAACCCATGGCATGTCTTCAGGCAAGAACACCCTACTGCTTTCGATATAACCTGATACCGCACTTAGCCTGCTCAACTTATCGCCCTTCGGCGTAACCGCGACAATGGGTAGCATGGTCTCTTTCTTCAGCGTCTGAATCATGCTATGACCAGACGCTTTGCGCTCTACGATTATCTTGTTAGGCTTGTACTCATTCGCCAGCATTTTAGCTCGGCGGCATAGTGTAGGAAAGTCTGGCTTATCTTTCCAACGATCGACTAAATACGCACCTTTGTTGTTGTAGCCCCAGGTCGTGCATACGCTGTAATCGTTCTCTTTTCCTTCCTCGAATGCGGTGTCCCAAGACTGCAATATAAAGTCAAAAATAGGATTAAGTATTTGATAGTTTTCAGCACGAGATAGCTTGTAATACTCGAACCACCCCGACTTTACAATGCCACCCTCTCTTGGTGCAGGGCGTTGCTGCAATTGCCCCGCGGAAGCGTATGTACCCAGGTCTGCCTTTAGCTGCTTTATCTCATCCACACCGAAGCGAGCAGGCCATAGAAGCTCGCCTTCTTTCGTGCGAGGGTCTACAAATCCTATGCTACTGATATAAACCTTATTTTCATATTCGGCTGGCAAACACAGGTGCTCATACGTTCCTTTTTCAAGCACATGACCGCTTAAGTCATATTGGTGCACACGCTGCATTACAATAGTGCGTGTAAACGTTTTAGGGTCATTCCCTCGGCTTCCCATTGTTTCATCCCACCACGTAAGTACTGATTCTCTTACTTTCTGGCTTTCCGCTTCCAGAACGTTATGCGGATCGTCACAGTTATGAACCAGGATATCATTTGCGTAATAGTTATTGTTCTTCTCAACTTCGATGTTGTAAACAGTGCATTTCCCTGCTATTTTTTCTATTTTTTCTATCCATCGCTGTCTGCCGAATCTGTCCATAAGGACATCGCCAACGATTAAATCTTTAGCAAAAATGTACGCGCCTCTTGTTAAGCAGAAAATGGGGTGTTGATCAGTACAGGTGATGGATTGGCTTTCATCGAGTGATATCTTTATAACGCTTTCTACTTCACGCTCAAACCAGTTTAGAATTGGTTGATGTTCTTTCTTATTTTTTAATCTGTTAAAGCTAAGTGCATTTCCTTTTACTTGCTGCTCGACAATATCTTTAATGCGCAATTCGCCGAACTCTAGCTTTATCTTCGTGTCGCCCACGAAACATACAAGCCTATCGCCACCTTCGCCCGTGCCTATACCTGAAACTGATGTTGCAATGCGATAGCCTGTCTTATTGTTATCGAATATGTCTTTTCGCCCTGATCGCCTGTCAGCTTGAATCTATATCCGTACTTTTTCTGAAATTTTGGATGTTGTATTAAACGGCGGCATTTTAAGCTATCACGTGTGCTTAAAGACTGCCCGTAGCTAGCATAAATCCACTTAGTGTGCGGAGCTTTAACCCACTCCCACATCGGCCAGAACACGCTAACAAGAAGGCTCTTAGCATGACGCGGCGGCATGTTGATTAGTAGATTTCTTATCTGCCCGCTGCTTACAGCTTCCAAATGTTCGCAGATAGCATTTATATGCCAACCCTCTACAAATGGCGTTGACGGCTCTACAGCAGGCCAAAACTCACGCACGAAATCAATTAGCTTCAACTCTTTTATATCAACCAACTTGAGCAGATGAGCTATTTCAAGTCGCTCTAGTTCTGTCAAATAGTTAATTGATTCGCGTAAATCTTGCTCTTCTGCTAAAGTCAAGCTCATTAAATGATAGCGTTTATTTGTTGGTAAATATTTTTTTACATCAAAAGAATTACAATCAAAATAAGATCAAAAAAAGCTAACGCCCTTTGAGAGATATAAAAATAGATTTACAATATACTAACAATATAGCTTATTCGCTCTATTATACATGGAAAACAGGCATTTCAGAAAGTAACCCGTGATAAATCCAATTATCACTGCCCGCTTTTCATTCTTTCTTTCACGCCTTGCACGATTTCTAAAATTCTAATTGCCGGGTCTTTTGCCTCGTCTGATTCTGCAAATTCTTCTTGTTTCTTTCCGTAAATGACTTTTCTTATCTGCTCTATAGAACGCATGGCTGTCTCTAAATAAGCTGCGTCACGCTGAGCCCCATGCTTGCTTACTTTCAAGTCTGTTTCCCAACTCTTTAAAGCTTCTTGCGCGATGTGCTCTAATTGAGATAAATGCTTCTCATGATAGCGTTTAATATCTTTATCGAGCATTGCGCTATAACGCTCGTGCGCTGCTTTTATACAGTCATTTACAGTTGATAAAGATATCTTTAGCTCTGTTGATATTGTTTTCTGTGTTCGACCACGGACATATAAATCCCAGACTTTTTCTTCTTTTAAATGTCTTTTCGGGTCAGTGTGTTTTTTTCTGGCCATTATTACATCATTTAAATGTTAGCTGTTTTCTAGCGTTTTTTATGAATGTGTGAATATGAAAGAGGAGGTGTTGAAGTTGACTTGCCAGTCATCGGCTTTTGATCATATTTTCCGCCTTTAGATATCTCCTTTGGCTGATCGGACGCGTTTGGGCCCGTTTCTCTATTAGTAATTTCACCTACAATCTTACCAGCCACTCTTTTAGATGTGCTTTTCATTTGTTTTGAACTCCAGGAGTTGATTTTTATTCTTCTTAACTACCAGATCACAGCATTATTGTCAATAAGTTTTTTACATAAACTTTACATAACGTCTAATTATTATATCACATAGAATTATTTTATCATAGTATAAATTTATAAAACCACTTGTTTTATAGAGTCAAATTATAAAACAAGCTTTGTCAATCTCTTTATTTGAAAATATTTCATATTTATTTGAATAATCTTATTTACGATCGTCAATTGAT